CACGTTTTGTAAGAGAGTTTCAATTAAAGCAACAGATCAAAGCACAGTTTGGTACATATGTTAATCCAACAGTTGTTGAAAGACTACAAAAAGATCCTAGTCTTATTAAACTTGGCGGTGAAGAAAAAGTGCTAAGTTGTGTAATGACTGACATGCGTAACTTCACAGGTCTAGGTGAAAGTTATGGTACAGATGTTGAAGGTTTTACTCGTACAATTAATGCTTACATGACTTGTATAACTGCGCCTGTGCTTAAAAATGATGGCACAATTATAAAATATATCGGCGATGCAAGTATGCACATACATGGTGCTCCCTTGGATGACGAACATCATGCTCGTACTGCAGTGCAAACTGCACTAGATATGATACAAGCATGTGAGGAGTTTAATGATCGCAGAGAAAAAGCAGCATTAAACACAACAGATCCAGGACCACTGCCGCCTCGTGTAGGATTGGGTGCTGGTGTTAACACAGGTAAGATACTAGTGGGCAACATAGGCAGCGAAAAGAAACTGGGCTATGACTGTCTAGGAGATCCTGTAAGTGTTGCTGCACGTTTGGAATCGCAAACAAAAAGTTATGGCGTACTGCTTATAGTAGGACCAGACACAGTTGCACAAACCAAGGACCATTTTGATTGGTGGGAACTAGATAACATTGCTGTTAAGGGCAAAGAAAAACCCTTGCGTATATATGCAGTACACAAACAAACACCTGAACATATTAAATTTTTAAAGAACTATTATGCAGGCAATTGGGATGTTTGTATAAGAGATTATAGGGAGTATCAACGTGCTGCCCCTAAAATGGCACAGTACTATGATAAGATGATAGAACGTTTAACTCAGGGAAAGCCTGCAGACTGGGATGGGATATACAAAGCAACTAGTAAGTAAGTTCAAACCACATACGTTGTTTGTCTGATCGAAATTTTGCGTATATATCTACATCCATATATACGTCAGGCATGTTTATAGAATTTTTGCACACCATTTCAATAGCGTTGCCTTGATCAAGAAGACGCTTATATTTTTGTTCACCAAGTTCTACACGAGCCCACATGTGCTTTAGATGTTCATGTGTTTTCTTTATTGTCATTGTTGTCAAATACATCAGTCACTCCCACTGCTATCAAATCCTTGGCTTTTAGTTCTATTTTTAGATAATATTTCGTCCAGACTCTCTGCCAACTCTGGATTTGTTTTTGAAATTTCTTCTTTGTATTCCAGCACCATTGCAAGTTTTTGATTAAGGCGAATCATATCATTGTCCAACATGCGCACACGATCTACAAGTCCTATAAGCGTACCCATAGCACTGCCTACAACAGGATCAATCTCTTCTGTTACCCACTTCCAAACAAAGTAGATAAAGTAACCCATTGCACATGCTGCAATAATTGGAAAGCCATATTGATTGATAGCATCAACTAATAAATTTTGATTAGGCTCCAAACATACCTACCAGTGCTGGACCGAACATACTGCCCGCCCACGCCATTGCTACTATACTAATAAGACCTAGTACAATCCATTTTTGTTTCATATCATCTACTGCAATCTTTATTGCAACAAATTCGTTACCTAGTATTCTCACACTTATTTCAAATTTACCTTCTGTATTGTCCATTAGTCTTTCCTCGCATCATCCTTGCCTTCATTAGCGGCAATACGATCTATGTTAGGACGCACATGCAGTACATAACTAAGCAGTGTGTCTATCTTAACTAAGTCGTTGTTCATTGTCTGCACACGGTTATCCAGCGCACCAATAATATTTTTGAGAGTGTTTACGCTGTCGGTTACACCATTAAGAATAAAGCGTAGTGTTACAAATACAAATACGCCGGCTGCTATGGCGCCAGCAATAGGAAAACCTACTTGACCTACAAGTTCTAAAAATTCCATCGACTCTTCTCTCCACATGTATTTATTTTGTTAACTAATTTGTAACATTAGTGTAATCTTTATGTGTTACAATTATATTAAATACAATTGCAGGAGGCATCCTGCACTAACAAGCAAGCGACGGGGTAAAGCCGTCAAGCAAAGGAGATAAAAAATGCAAAAATATCTAATCGCCATATTCTTGGCAGTATTTTCAACATCAGCAATGGCAAGAGACAGTATTAGCATTGTGGGTAGTAGTACAGTATATCCATTTGCAACAATTGTTGCTGAAAAGTTTGGACAAAATTCAGGCTTTAAAACACCAGTTATCGAGTCAACAGGCACAGGCGGTGGAATGAAATTGTTCTGCGCAGGTATCGGTGTTGACAAGCCAGACTTTACAAACGCAAGTCGGGCAATTAAAAGTAGTGAAAAAGAACTATGTGCAAAGAATGGTGTAACACCAGTAGAATTTATTGTGGGCAATGATGGACTAGCATTTGCAAGTAGCAATCAAGCAGACGCAATGAACCTCAAAGTTGTACACATTACAGCCGCATTGGCAGCAGAACTAAATGGGCAAGCAAACCCAAATAACACTTGGGCAGACGTAGATGCTTGGGTAGCAAAACAAACTAACACACAAACAATTGGATTGCCTAACCGTCCAGTCAGTGTTATGATTCCTCCTCCAACTAGTGGCACCCGTGACGCAATGGGTTCATTGTTTATGAAGGCAGGTTGGAAGAAACTAGGCTTAGAAGGCAAAGGTTACAAGTCAATCCGTGAAGATGGCCGTGTCATTGAAATGGGTGAGAACGATAACTTGATTGTTGAAAAACTAGTTAGCGATGCTGAAATGTTTGGCATTTTTGGTTACAGTTTCTTTGACACAAACAGAGATAAAGTACAAGCAGCAAAACTAAATGGTGTTGAACTTAGTTTTGAAAACATTTCAAGTTACAAGTACCCAGGTGCTCGTCCACTGTTTTTCTATGCAAAAGCAGAACATGTGGGTGTTATTCCAGGTATGGAGCAATTTGTACAAGAGTTCATTAGCGAACAAGCAATGAGCATGGACGGTTATCTTTTTAATGCAGGCTTAGTGCCACTCAGTGAAGCAGACTTTGCTACACAAGTAGCACAACGCAACAAACTTGTTAACAAAGAATTAGCAAGTAATTAATTGACTAGAATAAGTAGTGTTGTTACAATAGCAACACTACTTTTTTGAATAGGAAAAATCAATGGAAATGTTAACACTATGGATGCTGGTCGGATTTTTATTCGCAGGGTATTCAGTAATAGCAAATGATTCAGTGCAAACACTAGGTACATGGATCGCAAGTAATAATGAAAAATTTAGTTGGAAAGTTATGTGGGGAGCAGCGTCAGCAGTTCTCCTTTATACGTTGTGGTATGGCTGGTTCACCAATGGTGGAGACATTAGTTATGGACGACTAAACAAAATACCATTCCAAGAGATACAATGGTACCATGCAATGGCACCTGGACTACTACTAATACTAACACGCATAGGTGTACCAGTTAGTACAAGTTTCCTGGTACTAAGTGCATTTGCTAGTACATTTATACTAGAAAAAATGTTAGTGAAATCTATGATGGGATATGCAGTAGCGGCAGTAGCGGCTTATGCTATTTGGATTGTAGTAAGTAAAATACTAGACGAAGCCAAACCAGTTAGAGAAGAACATAAAAACTATTGGCGAGTAGGACAATGGGTAACAACTGGTTTCCTATGGTTTACTTGGCTGAGTCACGACATGGCAAACATTGCAGTGTTCTTACCAAGACAGATACCTGTAGACTTGATGGCATTAATTAGTATAATTTTTGTAGGCGGTCTTTGGTTTATGTTCCGTGAAGGCGGCGGTAAGATTCAAAACATCGTGATTGAAAAACACAACACACGTTATGTACGCAGTGCTACTATAATTGATGCAGTATACTGGTTAATCTTGTGGTTCTTTAAAGAACTAAATGACATACCAATGAGTACAACATGGGTGTTCGTTGGACTACTATGTGGACGAGAACTTGCTATGGCAACTATCACTGGCAAAGGAAAGTTCCGCACTGTGTTTCCACTAGTTACAAAAGACTTTATTAAAATGATGATTGGACTAGGAGCAAGTGTAGGTGTAGTGTTAAGTATACACTATGTTATTGTTCCTAACGGACTGTAATACATAAAAAAAACAAAAAGAAAAGCACCCCTGAGGGTGCTTTTTTAGTTAGTTGTAAAATTCTTT